ACCATAATAAATTATATATATATGATGGCTCCCCGTGACGGATTCGAACCGCCGACCTAGTGATTAACAATCACGCGCTCTACCAGCTGAGCTAACAGGGAATTTATAACCTCAAGTATTTTCGGGCTTGCTGTTTTATTTGTTGCAATGATTTTATAAGGCTAGATTTTTGGTCAATCTCAGCTCTTTTTATCTCTGCGTTTGCTTTAGTCCTACTAATAACATCAGCAGAGACTAATTTATCTTGCTCTAGTTGCAGCTTAAGCATTTCATATTCATGCTGCTTTGACTTCATCATTAAATCAGCTTGTATTGATGCTTGCTTAGTTTTAAGTTCTTCTTCTTGTATTTGAAGCTTTTTCTGCTCAATTAGAAGCATTGGATTTGGCATTGGCTGCTGAGCTTTTTCCTTCTCTTCTTCTGGCTTATCTAGTTCTTGTATTTCTTTTGGAAGTAAAGTTGCAAGCCTTCTTGATAACAGCTCAGATTTGTCTATATCGAAGTTTTCTCCGATTAGATCAATTATAACCTCAAGTATTTTCGGGCTTAAAGACCCCAATTGCATTAACAGTTTTAATTGTTCTTGCTTCTGCTCTGGGAATGACGGGCCTGCATAAACCTCGACGACATAATCACCCTTAGACATATCGTTTTTAATATTTCCATCATAAGTCATTTCATTTATTTTTATGCTTTTAGGGTTTCCTGCTTCGTCTACGCTTTCAATATCTCTTTCAGAGTCATATACATTTTTCATCATGTCAAGAATGACTCTGCAGGTTTGTTCCATCGCTATATAAGCGTTATTATTATATACATAAGAGGATGAACTTCCCTGTTTCATCCGTTTCTCTATTGCCACTCCTGATATTTCGCCTATTCCTGCGCCTTGTTTTGGGTCATACATCCCAAGAATTGACGCAATATCTCTTTCTGTTTGCTGGAAAAAGGCCATATAAGATTGTGGAAGTTCTGGGGTTGGCAATGGCATTGGCATTGCGCCTGTAACAGGATCTGGATTTGCCAATAATATACCTTGTTGGTTTTCTGGATTTCTCCAGATTTGAGCCAAGTCACCAGAAACATTATCCGGCGTGCCCATGAATCTCTCGCCACGCATATTCTTAAGCTTAGTCGCCTGGTCAACTCCAATATAATTATGCAGTCTCTGAGCGTCTTTTGCGAAACCTATATATGAAGAAGTTACTTGTACACCATCTATAAATTTTGAATTTCCGTCCTGGTAAACAATAGGAAGGAATTTAGATGGGAATACGCTGCACTCAAGAACATGATCTGCTATGCACTTATAATGCCAAATTTTGTAGTCTTTTGTTTTTCTTTTATTTATAACTTTAGGGTAATAGGGAGCAGTTAAAGAGTCTTGGTTTTCTTCATTAATAAAGTTATTAAATTGGTCTTCAAGAACCTTAAGTTGCTTTGTGTCAACTGATTGACCATTATCTAACAAATATATATCTTTAAAAAAGAATTCTTTTCGATAATAATGAACTACGGTAATCATGTCAGAATCAAACCAATAAAAATAATTGGTTATATAATTACCATCATATCCAGACGGCGCATTTATTTCAGGATATTCCTTTTCGAATTCGTCCCTATTCATAACGACATATTCGCCGCAAAAATTTCCATCACGTTTAGTGACATGTTTAGAAGATGGATCAAAGAAGCATCTTTCTGGATTTTCAATGCTTTTAATTTTTATTTCCAAATCAAAGCTATAAGAATCTTTATAGTCAGTAAATACAGAAATTGCACCGAAGCCAAATAATGCGTTTTCAAATGATGTTTGAAAGCATATATCGGAATTACTCTTATAAAATATGTTTTTTAATTCTTGTTCAGCAATTGAAACGATCTCAGATGGAACTTTATTACTTCTTCCCCTGACAATTGGGGAAGGAGTATTTTGGTCATATTCCGCTTTTCTTTTATTAACATAGTCATTTAGCTTATTGAATTGCATAACTGGCTTGCCGAGAGATGTTAATTCTCTGACTTCAGAGTCAGTCCACTGAGAAGTATAAGTAAAATACTTATCATTTCTCATTCTTTCTATATTTGAACCCCAATACGAATACCAGCTTAAAATATTTTTTGATAGCTCATTTAAAACTTTTTTTTCTTTTTTTTCAGATATTTTATTCATTATTGCCTACAAATTAAACGGTTGACTTCTAACTGCGGTTAAAGTTTTCTTAACTTTATCATTATCTATGCAATTATTCTCTATTAAAGCCATTGCGACGTACTGTATTGCGTCATGTATATCCGAATATGTATGATTTTTATCAGGAGTGTCATGAAATCGTTCAGTCCCACCTACTGCGACTCTTTTATAATGATATCCACCCATGAATCCTTTTCTTGATACAGGACAGTTATCTTTACTAAGCATAAATGCTGGCTCTCCACAGCTTAAGCGATTTAAGAAATATTGTACAGAAGATATCCGTTTAACAGGTGAGTTGGTTGATGCTCCTCTTGCAGGGAATCCGTAAGATCTTAAAACATTAATACAGGTTTTTTCGTCGGTGTCTTTCCTTGCGTTCCCAGCAGGATCTCCGCAAACAATTCCAATCTCATAACCATCATAATGTTCAGAAAGAACTGGAATTAAAGCGGCTTCAACAAACCTTTCAATCCCCATTTCCCTTGATACTATTTCCCTTAAAACTCTAAGTTGTCCGCTAGGTAATAGCTGGACAATGATGCAGGCAGGAGTTAATCCGAAATCAAACCCAAGATGCAATTTAAGTCCTTCTATTGGCTCTATATTAAACCTTGAATGTATATCGTCATTGTATTCTGGATAAACTGGTTTCCCGTCCATGATTGAGCCATATTTACCGCAGCAAAATACTTTTATAAATTCTTCACTGGAGCCGTTAGCCATATCCGAGTAATAATTTTTTCTTAAGTTTTTAATATTGTCTGCGTTAGGATTGTCTATATACCTTCCACTTTCAGACTTAATCAGATCACCATTTTCATTTAAAAGAAGTCCGGAAGGCTGCTTGATTAAGTTGTACCCATCATTTTTTTTTATTTCAAAGTCTCTATAAATCCAGTGGTCAGTATCTGGAGGATTTGTATCAGATATTATCCCAGACCAATATTTATCCGGGCATTGTGCGATAGATGGATACCTTCCAACTCTTCCTTTTAAGTGAGTAATAGCTCCCTCTGGGACTTCATGAGACTCATTTACATATGCAAAAGTAGCTTCTAGTGACCGCAATTTCCTAAGGTCATCTTCTCTATCAAGAGCAAGGAACATTAGCTCAAGCTCAACAATTCCATGGCCATCATTGAATGTATGGAAGTAATTTAGATAAGGTTTTTGTCTGCTTTCTATTGTTCCAAGATTTGAAAACCAGGCTAGCCAAGTTTGCAAGGTGGTTGAATATAGCTCTCCTGATGTATTTCTTATGATAAGAGCTCTTGATTTTCTTCTACCCATATTCCAAGCTGGCATTGCGCAAGCTCTATAAACTATTTCGAAAATACAGGATGTTGATTTCCCTGAACCATAAGGGCCTATTATTTTTCTAACGTAGTCATTTGAAGAATGGAAGATAAGTCCGCTTTTTGAAGGGATATAATTCATCGGACCTTTCTGCTCGCGTGAACTTCCTTCTGGATAGTTGCATATTAAATCGCACGAAAAGTCTTTATTTAAAGAGATATGTTTAATAGTTCCACAAGATATCAATTCTTCAGCTTTGCTTATTCTTTTCTCTAAGGCGCCTCTCATCTTGCTCCCTTATTAATCTTTCTTTTTCGACAAAATAATCTGCAAACAAGGGGCTCATATGCTCCCTATATTTATGAGGGCTTATATTATAAAAGTTTCTTATAAATTCATCTTTATTAACTGTCTCTTGAGACATGTTCTTTTTGATTATCATTTATTTTTTAATGCTTCTTCTATTTTTTTCAATCTTTCATCAAGAGAGCTCGACTCATATATCTTGGCTTGTTTTTCAAGCACTTCCATTAATACCTTTCCATGAGATGCGGTTATAGTAGAATCATATATTAAGTCCATTATATAATCGCTTTTCTCTTTTAGAGAACCTTTTAGATCACCAAGAAAAACCTCTTTATGCTGTGGTTCTTTATTAGAAGTTTCTCCGCTTTGGTCAAGCCAAAACTTCATTGCCCACTGGTCGCCTTTCAAAGCCATATCATATGATTTTTTTCTTATAGGGTCACATGCTGCCTCACAGCCAGATATATACGCTTCATTTAGCTGTGGGTATAAAACAAAATAAGACAAATGGAACTTTAACTTTTCGGCTATTCTTTTTTTGCTTATTCCAAAACAAGCCATTTCACCTATAGACCTTAACAAGTCTTCAGTGACAACCTTTTTTCTTCTAATTTCTTCGTTTTTCTTGTATGGGCGTTTAAGATTTTTGTGGATAGCATAAGATGGGTGCTCATTATCTACAGCATCTAAAAAAGAGTCTAAATCCATTTTATATTTACTAACCATATAGCCATGATAT